TGCAGCGTCTGGTTATCCGTGCTGCTGGCCGCGAACACCAGCGGCCCGGACACCATCGCGCGGCCATAGACGATGGTGCGATTCGTCACCGCCGAGCGCAGCACGTGGGTGCGCTGCTGCGCCTGGGAGGTGAATCCCGCCGGCGCGTTGTCGTACATCGCCCCGCGCATGCCGGAATTGATCAGCGATCCAGCGATGCCCCCTGCGGCCATGCCGACGAATTCCGCCGCTCCGATCACGAAGGCGGATTCCATCGCAAACCCGATGGCAAACACCTCCGCAGCGACGGCGGTGGCCACATAGTCCGCGGCAATGGCGGCGACGACGGCGGCCGGCATCAGCCGATCCTCCAGGCGCAGATCAGGCCGGCATCGGTGATCGGCAGCTTGAGCAGGCCGCCGGGCGCGAGCACGCCCACCGTGCCGCCCAGGCACAGCCCGAGGTGATCTTCGCCGAAGCCGTCGCGGTAGAGCACCACGTCGCCGCGCATGGCGGCGAGCGGCGAATTAGAGTGCACGTCGAGCACCTTGCCCACCGCCTCGCCAAGCGAGGGCGCGATGCGGGCGATGGTGGCCAGCGCCTGGCGCTTGGTCTTGTAGCCGGCGAAGCGCGGCCATAGGTCTACGTCGGTCATGGCGAAGATGGCCGTGCAGCAAAAGCGCAGGCAGTCCCACTCACCCAGCGCGTAGGGCCGCGCCAGGGCGCCATCCGCCACCTCGGCCAGCCGCGCCGGCCAGTCCTCGCGCCGGATCAGTAGCCCCATCGCAATTCCTTTTCCACCATCTGCGGCACGAACTCGAAGCCCTTGTCGGTCGGGTCGTCGATGGCCTGGTCCTCGGCGTTGTAGCGGCGCACGCGCGGGCGGTCCCAGTCCGCCAGCCGCGATTCGGCGCTGACGGTGATGGTGGCGCTGGCGCCCAGTTCGATGTCCATCACGTCCAGCCGGCCGTGGAAGGCCAGTACCGGGTCAGCGATGGGCACGTGGTCCTCGGTGAGCGGCGCGAACCACACCTTGCAGTCGCGCCCCTGGTACTGCGTGCCGAGCGCGATGGATACGTGCTCCGGCGGCACGCCGCTGATGCGGAAGGCCAGGCCGCGCGCTTCGAGCGCGATGCCTTCGGAGATCGCGTCGATGCTACCCAGCCGGCCCACGCCGAGCCAGTCGTAGCCGTTCCAGGCGACGGTGATGGCGGAATTGTTCACGCGCAGGAATCCGCTGGGGAAGTCCATCTCGACGAACAGCAGCGCCCGCACCTGGCTGGCGGCCATGGCGGATTCCGCAGCGGGCGTCATCGTGCGCGACATCAGAATGCCTCCGTCGCGGTGATCGGCACGGTGGTGAGCACCGGCGCGCGGGTGATCCAGCGCATCGCGTCGTCGTCGAGCATGAAGGTGGCCGTCGGCGCGACCAGCGTCACCGCCGCGTTGTCGGCCGGGCTGGTCCGCAGCGGCGGCTCGAATGTGACAGACATCTCGCCGCTGCCGTTGGCCGTGGCATCCGCCACCACGATCTTGAATTCGCCGTTCACGCCGAAGTAGTCGCCGGCCAGCAGCGTGGCGCCAGCCGCCATGCCGTCGATCGCCAGCGTGGTGCCTGTCTGCCCCGCGCCCATCACCAACGGCGTGCCGCTGGCGGTGCCGCGCGGCGCCGGCCGCGCGAAGTTGTGCAGCGTGAAGCGCCCGGCCCGGCCGCGCAGCTTCGCCATGAAAGCCTGCAGCTTCGCCGCATCGTCCTCCTGCAGGTTCTCCAGCGTGAAGCTGACGCGCCAGCGCGCGCCCGGCATCTCCACCGTCTGCACCGTCTGCGACAGCGGCGAGGCGAAGGTCTGCGTGTTCGCCACCAGCGACCATTCGACCTCGCGCGGGGCGGTGCGGGAGAGCGTGGGCCAGGCGTGGGTCGTCATGCGAAGGCACCCCCGCGGCGCATGCTATTCATAATTTCGGCCTTGGCGACCTCCTTGGCGCGCACCATCGCCGCCATGATCGTCGCCTGGTCGGACCGGGCGTCGATGCTGATGTTCTGCACGATGGTGACGCCGCCGCCGGCGCCTTGCTGCGCTGGCGTGCGCACGGATACTTCCTCGCCCGGCGTGGCGCGGAAGGCCACCAGCTGCGAATCCGTGCTGCCGCTGCCGCCCACCGTGAAGCTGCCGCCGGACGCGAAGCCAAACAGCTTCTTGAAGTCGAAGCCATCGAGCAGGCTCGACGCCTTGTTCGCCAGCGGCTCGGTGATCGACTTGCGCAGGATGATGCGCGCGATGTCGTCGCCGAGACCGCGCAGCACGTCGGAAAACTTCTTGCCGCCGATCACCGCGTCCTCGAAGGCGCTGGTGAAGGTCATTCCCAGTTCGCGGGCGACGTCGCGCTGTTCCTTGAGTTTTTCCGTCGTGTCGGCGGTGGCGTCGGTGATCTTTTCCTGCACCTTCCAGCGCGCCTCAAGCGCCTGGTCGGCGGTGAGCGCTCCCTGCCCCAGCAGGCGGTCGATCTCGTCCAGTTCTTCGCGGTACTTCTGCACCGGGTCGATCAAGTCGATGTATTTTTTGCGCGCGCGATCCAGCGCCTCGTCCTGCGCATGCAGTTCGCGCATGATTTCGGCTGCGCTGCGGTTGTCGTCGAAACCGGCGAGGCGCGTGTCGATGGTCTTTTCCGGCTTTCCTCCCAGCAGCGCCCTGGCGCGACGCATGGCCTCGATCTCGGCCGGGCTGTTGGCACCAGGCAACGCCACGCCGGACGGCTTGACGTTGTAGGCGCTGGCCGGCTGGCCAGCCTCCCAGGCCGTGCCCGGCCCGTTCCAGCCCATCTTCGGGCGGCTGTTGGCCCATAGCCCGAACTTGGCAACGCCGCGCACCAGCGGACTGTCCGATTCGGCCATCCACTCCAGCGCGTTACGGGCCTTTTCTCCACCAGCCGCCACGTCGTTCAGCCATTGCAGAAAGCCGTTGAGGCCAGGCAGGATGGTCGAGCCCAGCGTGACCTTCATCACGTCGAATCGCAGGTTAAGTTCCGCGATCTGGTCGTTGACCAGGTCGGCCTGCGGCGCGAGCTTTTCCATCTGCTCGGCGTATTCGCGCGCCTTGTCACGCGCTTCGCCCAGCCCCTTGCTGCCCTGGTTGAGCAGCGGGATCAGGTCGGTGCCGGATTTGCCGAACAGTTCGACCGCCAGCGCCGTCTTCTGCACGCCGTCCGGCATGGCGGCGAAGATGTCGGAGAGTTGCAGCAGCGCGGTGTCGGCATCCTTGGCCGTGATGCCGGCCTTCTTGAGTCGGTCTTCGTGCTCGACCATGAACACCGACAGCTTCTTGACGCCGGTGGCCATCGCCTCCATCGACACGCCGTTCTGGTCGGTGGCCAGCTTCCACGAGGCCAGGCTCTTGACGCCGATGCCCAGGCGCTGCGACAGGTCATTGAGCGTATCGCCTGCGTCGATAACCTGCTTCGTCAGCATGACCATGCCGCCCAGCGACAAGGCACCGCCCATCGCACCCAGCTGCGGAATCAGGCGGGCGACCGAACCGCCCAGCGTGCCGAGGTTGCCTTCGACCGCGCGCAGGGTCGCGCTGGCCCGGTCCTCGGCGGTGATGACGATGCTGGTCTTGTTATCGGCCACGGGCGATCTCCCCGAGGGCCGCGCCTTCCATCACGCGCAGGCCGGCGAACACGCCGGGCCGCTCGTCGGCGGCCACGCCCATCAGGTCGAGCACGACGGGCAGCGCTTCGTAGCGCAGGCCCACCGCCCCGGCCATGCCGACATTCCATTGGGTGCCCATCGCCATGAATACCTTGATCGTCGTTTCGTTTTCCGGCCAGGCTTCGATGCCGCCCGCTTCCTGCTGTTCGACCTGCAGCCCGAAGGCCGCGAGCATTTCTTCGTCCATCGGGCCGCCGACATCGCCCGTCACCAGGCGCACGGCGGCCGTCATCAGTTTTTTTGGCGCGACTCCATCATCTCCCGCAGATACGCCGCCAGCAGCTCGCCGCCGCGCGGCAGGTGGCCCGCGATGAAGGCCGCCAGCGCATCCGCCGTGAAGGGCACATCGGCGCCGGCTTCGTCGATCACGCCGGCCCAGCCGACGATCACGTCGGCAAGCGCCGCGGCCAGCGGGCGTTCCCTGGCGGCTTCCCACCAGGCCGTCAGCGCGGCGGGCGCCTTGTGGCGAAACTCGAAGTCGACGAAGGCATCATCGCAGCCCGGCTGGGTAAAGCGCACCCGCGCCTTGAAGGTGGGGTTCGGGATCAGGCGGATCATTTGACGGCGATCTTCAGTTCGTCGTTGCCGGAAGACGGCAGCACGCGCAGGTCATAGCTCATCAGCACCCGGCCGCTGAAGTCCTCGGCGCGCGGGTTGATCCGCTGCACCACCGGCATGTGCATCACGATCTGATTGCCGCTGGCGGTGCCGTAGCTGAAGCCCAGCGTCGAGGTGGTGTTCGCGTCGACGGCGGTCTTGAAGCTCGCCACGTCGGCGGCGGCCAAATCGACGCTGATGCTGCCGCTGATCGAGCGGTCGACCAGGTCGATAACGTCGCTGCCCAGCAGCGGGACGTGGTTGACTTCCGCGTTGAGCGAAAGCTGCAGACCGCGCGAGTTGTAGGCGGTGCCCGAGGACAGCACGCCGCCAGAGTAGGTGCAGCCGAAGTTCACGTCGCCCGCGTTGGTGTCGGTGATGACCACCGGCTTCTGGAAGGCGGTGAGCGTGGGCGTGGCGTTGGCGGTGGCGGTGACGCCGCCATCGAGGCCCATGAACTTGAACTTCATCAGCGGGCGCTCGCCGATGCCCAGCGAGAATTCCACCGTGCCGCGGCAGCCCAGCGCCTTGTGCAGCACGCCGTCGAGGTAGTAGTAGATCGTGACCGACGGCAGCGTGGCGCTGATCGGCACGTACTCGAAGTAGGCGCCGGCATCGGTTTCCGAAAAGCCGCAGGCGCGCAGCAGCGGCCCCCAGGCCGGCGCAGTCAGGCCCGCGTCGCCGGAGCCGGCCAGCTCGACGTCGAACGCCACGTTGACCGTGCGCGTGCCGACCAGCTGCTCGCTGCCGCCGAAGTAGCCGCGCAGCAGGGCGCGGTCGACGTTGTTGTAGTTGTAGTCGATCGACGGATTCGACACCAGGATGGCGTTGGCGGCGCCGGTCGGCGTCGGGTCGGAGCCATAGGTGCCCTCGATCTTGGCGAGGATGACGGTATTGCGTGCGTAGCGTGCCATTTACATGCTCCCGGTGGCGGTGCGGTAGGAATAGGTGACGCGCAGGACCGCGCGGCAGTGGTCGATTTCCTCGATGTCCCAATCGACGGCGTGTTCCATGTCGAGCTGCACGCCATCGCCGAGGCCCAGCGTGGGCGCGGCGGCCAGCGCCGCCCATGCGGCGGCCAGCGTGGCGTCGGCCGCGTTATCGGGCGTGTCGCCCTTGGCGAAAACCGAAACACCAACCGCCAGCCGGCGGTCGCAGTAGCCCAGCACGTATTCGCTGCCGGACTCCTCGATCGGCTCCACCACCACGGCCGGCAGCGTGCCCATCTGCTCGCGGCGCGAGCGATAGACGCGCCCGGATGCCACGCCAGACAGGGTGGTGGCGATAGCGGCAAGGAGGGTTTCGCGCGTGCTCATTTAAGCGTCAGGATCAGTTCGGCTTCGGAGAAGTCGGCGTAATCCACCGAAGCGATGGTGTAGGTGACGGATGCGCGCACGACCGAGTTTCCGACCGCGGCGGAAACGGAGGCCGGCACGCGCAGCAGCGCGCGGCCGGACGGGGTGATGCCGAAGGCGTTGTCGACGATGCGGTCGAAGATGCCGGTGGCGGCGATGCCGTTGACGGTCACCGCCTCGCCGAACTCGGCGTAGAAGGTGGCGAGGTCTTCGGTAAAAGTCATCAGACCGACTTCTTGACGCCAATCATCTGCACGGCGACGTTCTGCGGGCCGGTGACGGTGGATGCCTGCGAGGCCGAAGCCGACAGGCTGACCGCCGTGGCGGCGCCGGGGAAGTTGAACTGGCTCATTCTGCGGATTCCTTTCTGGTGCGGCGCGGCGCGGGCTTCTCGTCGGCGGCCGGCGGGGTGAGCAGTGCGGGCTTGGCCTTGCCGAGCGATTGCAGCTCGGCGGCCAATGCCGCATCGACATCGACCACGCTGCCGACGGCGTGCGGCTGGCCGTGCAGGTAAAACGCGCGGGTGACTTCGATCTTCATGGCGGGAATGGGCCGGGTTGCCCCGGCCCGTCCTTATCAGGTGATCGAAGTGGCGCGGCTGAAGGCGCCGGCCTGGCGGATGCCGACGTCGACCGTCTGGATCGCGCGGATGCCCGAGATCGAGGCGGCGAAGTTGGCGTAGGGGTTGAGCGCCAGCTCGAGCATGCCCCACTCGCCGATCACGACCTGGCTGAAGTCGCCGAAGATCATCGAGGCGGCGGTGACCTGCAGCGTCGACATGGCCTTGAAGCCATCGACGGTGCCGTCGAGGATGCCGCCCTCCCAGATCGGGCTGTAGGTGCTGGCGACCTTGACGCGCGCCTTGAGCAGCGCGGCGACGGCCGGCGTGGTCACGAAGGCGCAGTTAGCGGCCAGGGCGTTGGAGCCGGCGACGTCGGTCTGGAATTCCAGGATGTCGGCGTAGTCCATCGAGGTGCCGGTGACCGAGCCGATGCCGCCGGTGTTGGCGATGCCGACCGGGGCGCCGGAGCCGTTGCCCTCGAGGGCGGCCACGTCGATGGCCAGGGCCAGTACCTTGGCCAGGTCGTTCATCACCAGGCTGTCGATGGCCGGGGCCGACTGCATCAACAGTTGGCGGCTGACTTCGGTGTAGGCGCCGACGTTCTTCGGCGACAGGGCGAGCTGGCCGACGGTCTGGTTGCTCTCGGTGATAGCCGTGGTGTCGTTGGCCAGCCAGTAGGCGGTGCCGGCGGCCGACAGTTTCGGGATGGTGACGTTGCCCTGCAGGCCCGGCAGCATGGTGGCGCCGAGCTGGGCGACCACGGCGCGGTTGCGCAGCAGGTCGATGAAGCTGGCGGCCAGGTTGTCGGTTGCGACGAGGTAGCCGCCCGCGCCGTTCGACTGCGTGGTCATGTCGCGCTTCTGGATCTCGTAGGGCACGTAGAAGCCGCCGTTCGGCGCTTCGGCGATGCCGGCGCGCTTGCAGATGGCCTGGTGCACTTCGCGCTCGAAGCCGGCGCCGGACCAGTCGCGGTCCACCATCGCGCGGATGGCGCGGGTGACGGAATAGCGGCCCTGCTCGGCCTTGGTGAGGCCGACTTCGGACGCAGCCGGGGCGGACGGCGCCGTGGTGATCTTGTCCATGATGCCGCGCTGGAACTCGGCGACGGACTTGCCGTCGGAAATGGCCGCCATCGCCATCTCGGCGACGTCGTACTTGGCGAAAGCCTGCGCGGTGGCGCGGATTTCGTTGATGCGCGCCTTTTCTTCGGCGGCGTTGTCGGTGACTTGAACGTCGGACATGATTTTCTCCGTGGGGGTGGTGGTGGTTTGCTGCGGCACTGCTGCGGCTGCCGCCACGGCTCCCGCCGCGCGACCGACGCCCACCGTCGCATCCGCCGGGATGGGTACGATGGAGATTTCATAGGGCTGCCAGCGCGTGACCCGGAAGGTGGGAAAGTCGTCGGCATTGGCCAGCGCGGCATCGGATGCGCCGCGCGTGAAGTCGAAGTCGGCGCCATGCCTGGCGCGCATCTCGTCCTCGAATTCGGTGAAGCTCAGGGTGCGCACGGCATGGCCGTCGCGCTCCTCCTGCAGCTCGTCGATGCTGTAGCCGATCGACACCAGCGAACGGATGCCATCGGCCACGTCCTGCAGGATTTCCTCGCCCAGCGCGCCGCGCGAGAAGCGCGCCGTGGCGCGCAGGCGGCGGTCGGCAGA